GCACAGGGTCCTGTGGATGCTATTGCATCGGCACATAACTCGCATCTTTCAGAAAGTTTCTATCGGGGTGAATGTTGCGATCTTACTTCCGGCGCAACTTGGCCCGTTGGCCGTCTGCGCATTGATCGATACCGCCGTGTATTTTTTGCATTGGCCGCAGTCGAGCCGGCCGTTTTTGTGCGCGGCCCGGTCAAGGCTGAGGTTGATGTCGACCATTACAACCAGACGCAATCAGACGGCGATATGGTTCTATTTACTGCCAGAGATAAAGACTCGAAGGTGTTGGTGGGATATGGCAGTATATTTCTGCTTTTAGATAATCACCGCAACGGGACGCTCTGCGGGCACCAAGATGCGCTCTACATCGAGAAGCCCTATCGGCGCGGCCTGGCCGGATTCAAGTTTATCCAGTTTATCGAGGATCACCTGGCCAGCATCGGCGTCAAAACCGTATTCCAGGGCGTAACCCCGTCAGTTGACTTCAGCAATTTATTGGTCAAACTTCGCTATCAAAAGGTGACGACCATATATGCTAAGACTATCGGAGACTGAATCATGACCGGCGGCAGCAGCGGAAACGGCAGTGGCGGTGGCAACAACAAGCCCAGCAAGCCTAGCAAGCCATCAGGCGGTGGTGGTGGCAAGGGCGGTAGCGGTGGCAGCAGCAAGCCAAAGCCAAATACACAGCAAGACCAGGGTTATACCCCGCTGGGTGGAACTGTCGACGATATCCTGGGTCAGGCTGGCGCCGGCGCTGGAGACGACATCCTAGAGACCACCAAGCCGAGCAATCGCCCTGATAGTGGCGGCGGTGAAGGCACCTTCCCTGATTGGGGCACAACCCCAATGCAGCCGACCGAGCCAGCCAAAGACCCTTCGTCCAGGCCGTCCAGCTCAAGCTCAAGCTCTTCTGGCGGCGGCACTTCAGCCGACAGCTCAGATTCCGGCGGCACCAACGATGCACCAGAGCAGGTGACCTATGCCGATGCGGCCGCATCCATTGATGTCGATGCCAGTAAGCGCCGTCGTCGTCGTGCCGGTTATGGCGCAACAATCCTCACCGGCCCCGCCGGTATCGGTGATGAAAGCACCGGCAAAACACTATTGGGATCGTGATCATGGTCAACAGAGATCGGATGCAGGAAGTCAAAAAGCAGATAATGGCTCGCAACAAGCGGCTGGATGATATTCGCAACGAATACATCGATGAGTGGATCGACTCTGCTGATTTCGTTCTGGGTTACACGCCTCGATCCTTGCTATCCCATCCGCCGTCAGACCGCCGCAAGCGCTTGCGCAACGAATTCCTGATGAACGAAACCGCAATGAGTTCGGCCAATATTCTGGCCTCCGGGATGATGGCTGGCATTACCAGCCCAGCGCGCAAGTGGTTCGAGTTGGCGACGCCGGACAAGGATATGATGAACTCTCAGCCGATCAAGGAATGGCTGAACGTTGTCGAAGAACGAATGATGGCAGTGCTGGCCGGCTCCAACTTCTACCGCGTGATGTACCAGATGTATATGCACATGGGGACGTTTGGTCAGTGCCCGGTGACCTGCTACGAAGACTTTGAGGATGTCGTCCGATTCGAGACGTATGAGATCGGCAGCTACAAGCTGGCTCAGGATGGCAACGGCCGCGTCGACCGGTTCTACAACGAATTCAACATGACGGTGCGCGAAGCCGTCACCAAATTTGGCCTGGAGAACCTGAGTCAGTCATACCGGAAGATGTACGACAACAATGAGATGGAGAGTCTGATCAATATCCTCCATGTCATTGAGCGCAACGAAGGCCGAAACCCGAACTCACCGGCGTCATCTGAGATGCCTTGGCGCTCTGCTTATATGGAAGCGGACCAGGAAAACACCGGTGGATCGCCGATGCTTCAGTGGTCTGGCTTCAATGAGCAGCCATTCTTCGCGCCACGCTGGACCGTGCTCGGCAAGGATATCTATGCCACCAGCTATCCAGCCTTCAATGCGATGGGGTCCAATAAGTCGCTGCAGGTTGAAGAGCTGGACAAGGCCACGGCCATCGAGAAGCAACACAATCCGCCGCTGGTGGGTGACCAGTACCTCCAGAACGCCGGCGTCGACCTGATTGCCGGCGGCGTTACCTTTGTTCCGAATATGGCCATGAGCGGCAAGCCTGGCCTGTCACCGGTCTATAACGTCAATCCGAACATCGACCACCTGCGTTTGGATATTCAGGAGAAGGAAGGCCGTATCGAACGCGCCTTCTATGCCGATCTGTTCCTGATGCTGCAGCAGATGGATCGCGCCCAGATCACCGCCACGGAGATTATCGAGCGCAAAGAAGAGAAGCTGCTGATGCTTGGCCCGGTGCTGGAGCGCATCAACGACGAAGCGCTGGACCTGATCATCGACCGCGTGTTCGAGATCATGAACCGCAAGGGCTTGATCCCGCCGCCGCCGCCTGAACTGGAGAACGTCAAGCTGCGAGTCGAGTACGTGTCTGTCCTGGCCAAAGCCCAGAAAGCCGTCAGCACCGACAGCATGGACATCACCACGGCGTTCGTGACCAACCTGTCGCAGTTCAGCCCGGACGCCCTGGATAAGCTGAATACTGATGAGCTGATCGATGAGTATGCCCGCGCCAAAGGTGCGCCGCCGTCGATTATCAGAACCAATGACCAGGCTGCCGCCATTCGCGAGCAGCGCGCTGCAGCCATCCAGGCGCAGCAAGAACGTGAACGCATGGCGGCCGCAGCCGAGTCAGCCAAGACGCTGAGCGATACCCAGGTTGGTGACGGCAACGCCCTGGAGGGCGTACTCGATAGTTTGACTTAATCGTAATCACGGTGGACAATTTAAATGACTACTGATAGAGCTGACCGGAAGACCCGACAGGGAAATGATGAAGCCAGGCTGGCTGCGGCTCAGGCCGATAAGGTTGCTCAGGCTGAGCGAATATCAGATATCCAGTTTTTACTGGGTCGGCCAGAGTTTCGTCGGTTCATCGGCAGTGTTCTGGAGGACGGCGGAATAATGCGCAGCGTGATGACTGGTAACTCGCAGACGTTTTACAACTCCGGTCAGCAAGATTTCACAAGAAAGATCTGGGCGAGCCTCGCCAGCGTGAACAACAAGGTGGCGCTCGAACTTTTATTACCCAAGCAGGAGAATGACTGATGGCTGAGCAAGAAACTGTGGCTGGAAGCACAAACACCGATACCGGCACAGAAAGCGAAGTCAGTACCGGGGAGCAGCAAACCACCAGCGGCGCTGAAGAGCAGCCGGTTGTTGATGGTAGCGAAACCCCAAAACCAGGCGAGGAAGCCACCGGCGACAAACCGGACGAAGACGGTGATGGCGACAAACCAAAAGAGGGTGATAAGCCCGCTGAAGGTGCGCCGGATGAGTACACCTTCGAAGCACCTGAAGGAGTGGAGTACGACAACGAGCTGATCGATGCCGTCGCTCCAATCATGAAGGAGCTTGGCCTTAGCCAGGAACAGGCCAACAAGCTGGTCGACAAGTACACCGAGTTCATGAGTGAACGCGGTGGCGATGACGAAGGCATGGTGGCTGATGCGCGTGAGCAGTGGGAGAAGTCGCTCAAAGAGGACGAGAAATTCGGCGGTGACAATTACGAGAAGAATGCGGCCCAGGTGTCGCAATTCATTCAAGCGACTGTCCCCGACGATCTCAAGGAAGATCTGATCAGCACCCTGAATGAGACCGGTCTCGGATCTCACCCAGCGCTGGTCAAGTACGTTCACCACTTGAGCAAGCAGTTCCCAACTGGTGAAGACAACCCGGCTGGCGGCAATCCTGCGCCTCGCGGTGAAACATCTCGCGAAAAGCGGATGTACCCGAACGACTAAATCAGCTTAACAGGAGATAAATTATGGCTGGTATCGGTGGCACTTATCTGGACTTGATCGATCTCGAAAAGTCCCGAAACCCGGATGGCTCGATTGCCGATGTGATCGAGATGCTGATGGAACTCAACCCGATGTTGAAGGACGCCTATAGCGTACCCTGCAACAACGGCACCAAGCACCGCACCACAATCCGCACTGGCTTGCCGCCGGTTGCATGGGGTGCGCTGTATCGCGGTATTGTTCAAGGCAAGTCAACCAAGGCTCAGGTTGAAGATGTGACTGGTTTCGTTGAAGCCCTGTCCACCATCGACAGCCGTCTGCTTGATCTGTCTCCGAACCGTGGCGCTGTGCGTCTCTCTGAAGCGAAGGCTTACATGGAAGCCATGGAGCAGGAAGCTCAGGAAAAACTGATCTATGGTAACTCTGTTACCAACCCGGATCAGTTCATGGGTCTGGCCCCTCGTTTTAATGATCCGTCTGCACCGAATGGCAGTCAGATCATCGATGGCGGTGGTGAAGACAGCGACAACACCTCTATCTGGTTCGTCACCTGGGGTGATAACCAGTGCCACCTGATCCACCCTGACGGTGATGGCATCAGCTCTGGTATCCAGCGTAAAGACAAGGGTGAGCAGCGTGTTCTCGATGGCGACGGCAACCCTTACTTTGCGATGGAAGAGATGTTCACCCATCACATCGGTCTGACTGTGCGCGACTGGCGTTATGTCGTTCGCATCGCGAACATCGACATCTCTGACGTCGAAGCTGGCTCAGTTGATCTGTATGGCCTGCTGCGCAAAGCCTACTACCAGCACGAAGGTCGCCGCTCAGGCTTCAAAGGCAAGTCCTGTATTTACATGAATACGGACATCCTGGAAGCCCTGGACGCCCTGGCCACTAACGCCGGTGCCAGCGATAACTTCATTCGCTTGCGTCCGATGGAAATCCAGGGTGAAGAAGTGATGTCCTATCGCGGTATTCCGATTCGCGAGACCGACGCCCTGCTCAACACTGAATCTGCGATCAGCTTCGCGTAAGCGGAGCTTTCTCGCTCAACAAAGGAGAGAAACCGATGATCGTTTCAGAACAGCAGCTCTTCAGTAAGAACCAGGCGATCACTGGCGATGCTGCATCAACCAACTATATCGATCTGGGTGCCACCGGCACTCCGCCCCTGGGTAACCAGCTGGTGCGCGATATTGGTAAAGGCCAACCGGTTCATCTGGAAGCCATTGTGACTGAGGCGTTTAATACGCTGACGTCACTGGATATCCAGGTTCAGGTTGATGACAACACCTCGTTTTCGTCCGCGAAGACCGTGCTGACTATCAACGTGCCGCTGGCCAGCCTGGTTGTTGGTTACACCATTCCGATCCAGTTCCTGCCGAACGGTGTCGATGAGCGTTACCTGCGCTTGTTCTACAACGTCAACGGCACAGATCCGACTACCGGTCAGATCTACGCTGGCATCAGCATGGGTCGTCAAACCAACATCAATTAATCGTCGGCATTGCCGGCATAATCGAAAGGGCTGGGCCTCGGCCTGGCCCTTTTTTTTGGGAGATCAAGACAATGCCACGCACATTCATTGCACTGGAAAAGCGCTATATCGACGACAAGATCATTCCTGAAGGCGCAAAATTCACCACTGATTTCTTCGATGATCCGAAGAAAAAGGTGCCTAGCTCTCTGGAAGAAGTTGATGCCAAGGGTGCTGATGCCGAAAGCGGCAAGAAGTCCGGCGGCGGTAAATCCCAGAAATCTGCCACCGGTGATTACACCGAAGAGCAGCTGAACGGCATGAGCCAGAGCGACCTGGGTAAGATCTGCAAAAAACTGCAGATCGATAATTATACCGACCTGGATCAGCCGGCGCGCGTGATGGCCATCCTGTCCATTCAGGAAGCCAACGCCAAGAGCCAGGACACATCGAACCCGTCCGGTGCCGGCACTGCCATGAAGGTCGAGAGCGGTAGCCAGGTAAACCCGCAATAACGGAGCGCCATCATGGTTGACATGAAGCGAACACCAGCTGAGAAAGCTGAGGATAAAGTCGAGATGGATGAATACACCGGCCCGGATTATCCGTATGGCCTGTGTATCTATCTCGATGAAGACTCGCTGGAAAAGCTGGGTAAGGGTATCGAGGATTTCGATATCGGTGATGTTGTTGAAATCAAAGCCAAGGCTTACGTCAAGTCATTGAGTAAGTCACAGCGCGAAGGCTCCGAAGGTCATGAGTCAGTTGATCTGCAGATCAGTGATATGGAGCTGATGGAGCCGAAGAAGTCCGACTCTGAGCGCGCTGCCACGATGTATGGAGCGGATGACTGATGGCCAATAGCGTTGTCGATATTTGCAACCTCGCGCTGGCTCGAGTACGTGCCAACAGTATCGGCGCGCTGACTGACCAAAGTCCCCAGGCCGAGAAGTGTCGGATCTATTACCCGGAAGCCCGGAAAATGGTTCTGTCTTCGGTCTGGTGGCCGTTCAATAAGAAAACCCGGTCCCTCGCCAAGAAAACCTTTAAGCCAGCTCAGTGGCAATATGCTTACGCATACCCGTCTGACTGCCTGATGGTTCGCAAGGTGATCCCCAGCGAGCTTCCGCTGAACAGCAGCAGTACCCGATACCTCGATAATCGCTTTGTCGACTTTGATGAGTACACCGCCGATTTCGAGGTTGAGCTGGGCGAAGACGATACAAAGATCATCAGCACCAACCAGGACGAGGCGATGGTGATCTACTCGGTTGATATCGAGACCGTCAGCACCTTTGGTCACATGGTCACTGAGTTGATCGCATGGCGAATGGCTAAGGATCTGGCCATTGTGTTCGGTGGTGATGCCGGTCGAAGCTATCGCGATAACGCCAGCAGAGAATTTGAGAAGCTGAAGAGCGAAGCTTCGGCGATGTATTCGAACCAGGCCAGTCCTCGCCAGAAACAGCAACTACCGCGCAGTGTTCGCGCTCGATCTACTCGGCCGCGTTCAGCTTACGATCCGAGGTTCTGATCATGCCACGCATGGAACAACGATCTTTTTCGGGCGGGGAAATCTCGCCCGCTTTGTATGGGCGTACTGACATCAGGAAATACCAGTCATCGGTTGCCTTGATGAAAAACTGGTTCCCGCGTGTTCATGGCGGCGCCAGCACCCGGGCTGGATTCGAGTACATTGGCAATGCCAGTGACGTCGGTCTGGCTGGCAACACCGATTCATCCTTCGTTCGCCTGATCAAATTCCAGTTCAACACTGAGCAGAACTATATCCTCTGCTTTGGTGATGAGCAGATGCGCGTTATCCGCAACGGCGAGTTTGTTCTGGAGGCTGAACAGACCATCGTCAGCATCACCCAGGCTGACCCGGCCGTCGTCGAGGTGACCGGCCACGGCTATGTCGAGGGTGATGAGGTTTATTTGTCTGACATCACCGGAATGGTCGAGCTGAATGATCGCTTGCTGATCGTCGGCGCTGTCACCACTGACACCTTTGAGCTGCGCGACGTCGATAGCACCAACTACACCGCATTTTCCTCTGGTAACGCTGCTGCGCTGTACCAGATCTCAACGCCTTATGGCGTCTCTGACGATCTCACCAAGCTGAAATATACCCAGTCAGCCGACGTCATGATCCTGACTCATCCTGACTTCCCGCCGTATGAGCTGCTGCGTACTGCCGGCGAGCCAAGCTCTCAGTGGACGCTGCAGGAAATCGACTTTGGATCTACCGCCCGCCCGCCAATACAGGGAACTGTGACCACATCTGGAACTGCCAGCACTGCTGATGACAAAACTTATGGCTATGTGGTGACGGCAGTCTCTGCAAACGGCTCCGAAAGCGTCGCCAGCAATGCCCAGACAATCACGATGGATGCCCAGTCTTCAACGTTTGGCGCGAAGCTGGTCTGGAATCAGATCACCGGTGCGACCCAGGCTGACCCGGTAGTCATCACTATTGCCGATCATGGCTATTCGGATCTCGATCAGATATCTATCGACGGCATCGCCGGAATGACTGAGCTGAACGGCAATAATTACAAAGTGCAGGTGATCGACGAAGACACCTTCGGGCTGTATGAAGATGATGGCCTTGAGACGTACACATCCATCGACGGCACCGGCTTTACTGCGTACTCATCCGGCGGTTATGCCAAACCGAAAAACGGATTTTTCAACGTCTACAAGCTCAACTCGGTAGCCACCAATATCTACGGCTACATCGGCCAGTCCGACACCGGTGAATTCACCGACTTCAACCTTGGCCCGGATATGAGCGTCACGCCGCCGACCAACAACAACCCGTTCGAGGTCGACGGCGAAGAAAACAACCCGTTCTGCACCACCTATCACCAGCAGCGGCTGTGGTTCGGTGGCGTCCGACTATCGCCGCAAACGATCTTTGCGTCGAAAAACTTCGATCTGTCCAACCCGGTGCGCTCTGATGACTCCATCGAGACAACCCTGGCGACGCGAGAGGTGAACCAGATCCGTCACTTGGTTTCAATCGGCCCGTTGATCGCCCTGACATCCGGCGGTCCTTGGCGGATCGATGGTGATGCCGACGGCGTGATTACGCCTACCGCGATCAACACGAAATTCCAGGGCGGTCGAGGATGCTCCGATATTGAGCCGGTCATTGTTGGCGATACCGTTCTGTTTATTCAGAACCTGTCGGGCAAGATTCGCGACCTGGCGTATGAGTTTGAGACCGATAAATATACCGGCAATGATCTCACTATCTACGCAGAACACCTATTTTACAGTTATCAGATCTTGGATTGGTGCTATTGCGAAGAGCCGAATTCCCTCGTTTGGTGCGTCCGATCCGATGGTGTTCTGCTAAGCCTGGCCTATCTCAAAGAGCAGGACGTTTGGGGCTGGTCTCAGCACGAAACCAATGGTTTTGTTGAATCGGTCGAATCGATATCGGAAGGCAACGAAGACATCCTTTATGCCGTCATTCGCCGGGAGGTCGGCGGCGTCACCCGTCGTTATGTCGAGCGGATGCACGAACGTCGCTTCACCGATATCAATGACGCATTTTGTGTCGATGCCGGCCTGACTTACGACGGAGCTTCTACTGATCGAATCATCGGCCTGGAGCATCTTGAGGGGCTGGATCTTGTTGCCCTGGCGGATGGCCAGGTGATCATGGAAAACCTGACCGTCAGCAATGGTGAGGTGACGCTTCCATACGAGGCTGAGGTTGTCCATATCGGCCTGCCTTATGACTGCCTGATGCAGAGTCTTGACCTGACCATTCCAGATCAGACATTGCGCACAAGGAAGACAGCAGTTCCGCGCGTCGGCCTGCTTATGAGAGAATCAAGAGGTGTTTCGGCCGGCGAGGCGGAAGACAGTCTCTATGAATTTGATGAGCGCATTCCGGCTTATAATTACGGCCAGATACCGAGCTTTACCGGCATCCGCGAATATCAAGTCGATATCACCTGGCAAGAGTCTGGATCTAGGATCTGGATCAAGCAGGGCTACCCATTGCCAGCCACTGTGCTGAGCATGACACCAGAAATCGAATTAGGCGGAGATTGATATGGACCCGGTCACTGGGGCAATGATTGTAGGCAGCGGCCTGCAGCTAATGGGCAGCGGGAAGCAGGCGAGTGCGCAACGCAAGTCTGGCCGAGCCAATGCGCGAGTGCTCCGCGAAAACGCTGCTGTTCGTCGCATCATGGCGCGCGACGCTTTGCAGCGTGGAGACACTGCGGAAGCTCAGCAAAGGATGGATGTAGCAGCCATAAAGAGCGATCAAAAAGCACGTATGCTGGCCGGTGGCCAGGCCCTGACCGGCTCGAATTCTCGGATCCTGGACGATACCGATTTCTACGGTGAACTGGATGCGCTGACTATTCGACGCAATGCTCAGATGGAAGCTTGGCAGCTGAATAAGCAGGCGGACATTGACCTACTAAACGCGGACGCAGCAGCGGCCGGTGGCGGCACCAGTGCCAATGCGACGATATTGGGTGGTGCAGCGCAGGTTGCGGGGAATTGGTTTAACTATGCCAACGGTTAAGAACGTTTATAACAGACAGCAGGTAGGCCAGCAGCGCCTTAATGCGCCGACTCGCCAGCCAAGCTTTACGCCGAATGATTTCGGCGCTCAGTCTGGCCAGGTGGTCAGCCAGATCGGGCAGGCGGTCTCTCAGAATGCCATCAAAATGCGCCGCGAAGATGAGCAGGCGCGGGTTAAGCAGCGCCTGACAGAAAGCCATCGCGAGATGAACGAGCTGCTGTACCTGGGTGACGATGCCTATTACAACCGGCGCGGCCAGGATGCTTATGAGTCGTACAACGACATGGGCGCCACGCTGGAAGAGGTCAAGTCTCGTTACATGGATGGCCTGAGTCCGCGTCAGCAGCAGGCGTTCGCCCAGTTGATGGATGACTCGATCACCTCTGAGTTGAACCAAATGGCGGTCCATTCCAGCCGTGAGCGCGTCGACTGGCTGAATGGCCAGGATGAGGCGATCATCAATCAGGCTCAGACCGATGGCGCTCTGCGTTACTTCAATAACGAAGATCAGGCGATGCAGATCGAAGCCACGATCAACACCCTGGGTCAGCGAAACGGCTGGTCACCGGAAGAGCGCGCACAGAAACTGGACGAATCACTGACCACCATGCACATGGAGGCGGTGAATAACCTGCTTGAAAGAGATCCGGTGCTGGCCGGTGAATACTTTGAGGCCAATAAAGACAAGATCAATGGCACATTCCACGACGACATTCAGGAGAAAATCACCCAGCGCGAAAACGTTGACTGGGTTGAATCACGCGCTCAAGAGCTTCGCATTGAAGGTGGCAGCCGATCTGAACGCATGGAGCGCGCGCGGGAGATGGCTGGCGACGATACTGAGAAACTGAACCTGCTTCGTGATCAGATCACTTACGACTTGCAGCAGGAGCGGCTGGCCGAGCAAGAGGCTTCGTATGAGGCACACGAACAGGCTTATGACGTACTGGTAAACCAGCGCGACATGACGCTTTCTGAATTTCAGAATCGATACCCTGACGTCTGGGGCGCCATGGATTCTGGTCACCAGAAGGCTATCCGCTCTGCGCTGAGTACCGACAGCGACGTTCGGACCAATTACCAGGCATACGACTACATGAACGGCCTGATCGCTCAGGGCGAGTGGGATGCGGCGCGCACTTTCCTGATGGCCAACGCCAACACCATGTTCAGTCAGACCGATTTCCAGGAATTCAATAACGCGATCTGGAAGAAAGATGCGGGATCTTCGGCCGGTCTGCTCGATGCCAATGCTCAGCGCCAATTCGATGATTGGATTGAAGCTACCGTGGGTAGCGAGCCTACCGGAAGCAAAACTTCCCAAGTCAATGATCGTCGCGTATGGAATGAGCGCCGGAATATCCTGCTGGGTATGTATGCCAATGGCCTGACCCAGGACATGACCCGCGAAGATCGCCGGAACCTCCTGGATTCCATGACCGAGGAATATACCAGCCGTGATGGTGGTGCCTTCTGGTTTGACAGAGAGGTTCCGTTCTACGACCTCAATATCGACCTGCAGCGATCACTGCAGCAGGGCTTTGATGATCTGGGTATTCCGCTGACGCCGGACGATGCCAATCTGGTCATGAAGTACGATATCGATCTGACCAGTCCGCGCGTTCGTGAAGCCCTTAATGCCCTGGAAGAGCTTCAGCAGCGAGCCATCGAGGATGGTGCTATTGGTACACGACAGATAACATTGCGTGACGTCATCTCCATCATCCAGCTTAAAGACAGGGTTCCAGTCGAATGAATGAGTTTTCAGCGGTAGCAGAAGAGTATTTTCGCAGCGGCGGATTGACCGGGGCATCCAGTGAACGTGAGCGCCGGCTAAGAAACAGTCTCTCCATTTCCATGGGCGCCAACCCAGACCAAGAGGCCGAGCAGGTTAAGTTGTCTGAGCAGTCCGGGCTGCCGCGCGGCTATGTGCAGCGCAACCCGGACAAGGCGCGCGAGGCGGTCACGTTCGAGGGTGTTGACGTTCTGCGTTTGCTGAATGAGTCGCCGACTGCCGCTGAGTTCCTATCGGATCCAGAAAACGCAAAGCAGGCGAACGACGATATCGAGAACCTTAGCGCTATTGAAAACGCTTGGAGGAAGTCGGTCGGCGTCGGCAAGGCGATTCTGGGTGCGCCTGGCCAATACCTTGCCGCTGGCCTGTCCGGGGTGAACGAGAGTGCTAACGCTTTAACCCGCATGGTGCTGCGTGGTGCTGATGCGGTGCTGCCAGAATCGGCTGACGATATTATTTATTCAGACGTCTCGGATCTCAGCCCTGGCTGGCGGACGCTGGCAACTGCCACTAACCCTTTCTATCAGGCCGGGGCGGCCTCAACGTTGATCAACGAATATAATGAGGTATTTGATATTGATCCTGATCAAGAAAGCTATGTGGCCGACATTGCTGGCGCCGTTAGTGGTACAGCCTCCCTTGCTCTGGTTACTGCGCTAAGCCCGACAACCGGAGGCACATTGCTGTTCGGCATGGGCGCCGATGAGCAGGCGGAGCGCCAGCGCGACCTTGATGTTTTTGGTGAAAATAATAATACCGATGCGGCAATCCTTAGCGGTGCCGCGTTCCAAATGGTTGTTGAGCGGCTGGGTATCGAACGAATCATCGACAAGGTTCCGCAAGCAGTAAAGCATCGCATGGCTCGCAAGATCATCGATATTACCAGCACTGCCGGTGTTGAAGGTTTTATGGAGGGCGTCGAGGCTGCTGGCCAGAACCTGATCGAGTACGCCTATTACAACCCTGACGCCGAGATCTTCCAGGACGTCGCACCAAACGCCCAGCTTGGCGGTATTGCCGGTGGTATCCTGCGTGGGATCATCATCGCCACTGGTGCTGGCCGTCGCCGCCTGGCGTCTGAGGGTGATGCGGCGAAGATCAATGAAACCATGTCGGCCATCGAGATCTCTCGCCTGGCCGGCCGCAATCGGGATCTGGCGCGCCAATACCTGGAAGCTCTGGGTGATGAAACTGGCAGCGACACGCTTTATGTCGACCCAGAAGGCGCTGACGTTCTATTTCAGAGCGTAAATGATCCGGCCGCTCTCGATACGCCGGCTATGCGATCCATCCTTGATCAGGTTGATGATGCCAAGCGAAACGGCAGCAAGATCAAGATCCCGCTGGCAGATCTCCCTGAGCTTGTTCAGAACGGCGCCGCGCGCGCTGCCCAGCAATATATGACATCCGACATCGATGCGCTGTCACCGGCGCAACAGGCTGATGCCGATGTCCAGTCAGAGATCGAAGTTCTGCGCGGCATGATAGAGCAGGAGCAGTCTGAGAGCCGCGAGGTATTCGATGAGGTTCTGGGTATGCGCCTGGCGATGGGTGTCGACCAGGACCAGGCCGAAATGGATGCGCTCTACTGGGAGGCATTTTTCAGAACCATGAGCCGAAAGGGCGGCGTTTCTGAGTCGCCTATTGAGATATTCCGCCGCGCTGCGCCAAGCATGGGATATGAAGTAGATCCAGAATTGCGCGCGCAAGCTCGTCGCCTGGATCGAATGGATGCGACTCTGGACATGCTACGCGAAGGCCAGGTGCCAACTGATCAGGAAATATTCGGGGACTCGATCACCCAGTTCATTCGTAAGGAAGGCGGTGCCATCGATGACGGCGGTGAACTTGCTGCGCGCGATGCCGATAACCTGATTCGCCAGAACACCGGAAAAACCTTGGATGAGCTGGCAGAGCGCGCCGTCGAGGAAGGTTATCTTCAGGAACGAAACATCGATGACTTGCTGGCGCTGATCGATGCGGATCTGGCCGGAAACCCAGCATATCGCTCAGGTATGGAGAACCAGGATCTTCTGAATACTCGCATGGATATGGATCAGCTCCAGCAGCTTCTTGATCAATCCGGCCTTGATCTCGCCGAGATGAGTAACGACCAGATCCGTGAAGCGCTGAGTATTCCCAATGCAAACCCAGATGATGTTCTTACTCAAGAAGATGTTCCGGTCACGGAGACTGAGGCATTTAAAGAATGGTTTGGTGACAGCAAGGTGGTCGATGAGAATGGTGATCCGCTGGTTGTGTATCACGGAACAGGAGAGGATTTTGATGTTTTTGACATGGACGGAATAACAGCTGACGCCGCTTATTTTGCTGAAGATCCTGATGTTGCAAACCTCTTTGCTGCCACTGAAGATAATTCGCGTGTAATGCCTGTTTATATTGCCGCTAAAAACCCAATGGAGATAGATTTTTCAAGCGTCATCGACGATCAGGGTTATTTCCTGCAAGAGGAAATGATAGCTGCTGTGGATGCTGCTAAAGCTGGCGGATATGACAGCTTGAAAATAATTGGAGTGGTTGAGTCTCAAGGAATGACACCATCAGATCAGTGGGCTGTATTTTCTCCAGATCAGATAAAAAGTGCCATCGGAAACCGTGGCACCTTTGACCCGGAATCTCCGAACATCTTAGAGCAAGGCGACACCGACGAAAACATCGTGCGCGGCTACTTCAACCGCACGAATAACCGCATCACGTTCACGAAACGTGCTAATTACTCCACATTCGTGCACGAATCGTCTCACTTTTTCCTCGAAGTGATGCGCTCATACGCCGACCAGTCACCTCAGATCCGTGATGAACTGGACACCATTGAGCGCTGGGCGCAGAGCCAGGGCGCCCAGAACGACACCGACGTCCATGAGATGTTTGCTTCCGGGTTCGAGACGTATTCGATGGAAGGCAAGGCGCCGACACCTGAGCTGCAGCCGATCTTTAACCGGTTCCGTATCTGGCTGACCGAGATCTATCGCGCGATCACCGGACCTTTCCGCGCCAACAACCTGGCCGGCGTCGAGTTGTCTGATGAAGTGCGCGACGTCATGGATCGGATGCTGGCTACCAAAGATGAGATCGAGATCGCCCGGGCCGAAGCCGGCATGGGTCCGCGTTTCTCCCAGGCGCTGGGCCTGACCATGGAAGAGGCGCTGGAGTATGAGCGCATGTTGGCTGAGGCCGAAGAAGAGACGATGCGCCAGGCCACCTCGCAGGTCATGGAAGAGCTTTCGTGCTGAGGTCGACGCCTCCCGCGTTTACCGTCTTCGCGATGCACTTACCGGCGACCGTCCACTCGAAGATTACCCTGGCCTGAAGATGCAAAGCGCCTTCATCCAGCAGAATTTTAAGAGCTACGCCAGGGCTTTCAGCCGCATGACAGCGGAAGACGGCATGCACCCGAATATGCTGGCCCAAATGTTCGGCTATCAGGACGGTATGACGCTGGTCGAAGATCTGATGAACAGCCGTAACAAGGCCGACCGAGAGGCGTACATCAAGGCCGAGGCTGAAACTCGGATGCGCCAGCGTCATGGTGACAGCATGACCGATGGCAGCCTGGCCCAGCTGGCAGAGAAGGCGATTCACAACGGCAAGCAGTCTGATTTGCTGCATAAAGAACTGGAGTATGTGAACGCGAAGATCGGTCGACGCACGGTCAAGCGCACCATCTATCGCGAGTCAGCGCGCCAGGCCATTGCTGCCATGCCGCTGAAAAACATCAAACCGCATGTTTATGAGCGTCAAGAGCGTACCGCGCGTACCGCCGCCATCCGTGCCGCTGAGAAAGGCGACCTGAAGGAATCAGCCATCCAGCAGGATCGAGCACTGCGCCAGCATTACCTGTACCGTGAGGCGCGCCAGGCAACGGATGCGGCCGGGAAGTTTTATAAGTTTGGCCGGGGCCTGATGAGAGGCAATCGACTGAAGACGCTGCAGCGCGCCGGCGATTCGTACCTGGAGCAAGTCAACTCGATTCTTGGTTGGCTGGAGATCCGCCAGGTAACCAATGCTGAACTGGATCGCCGCCAGTCCATGACCGACTGGATCAACGCCCAGATGGACCAGGCCGGCGCCGGCGATCCCAAGCACAGCGGCGAAGGTATGACCGAAGCCGAGAAGGCAGCGCGCGAGGAATCGATCTCAGACGATGAGCAGCGTCTAAGCCCGAAATTTGGCGTCACCGAAGAGATGATGGCCACCACTCGCCGCGTGAATTACCGCGATTTGACGCCTGAGCAGATTGCTGAAGTCAACGATATGCTGCAGTCGGTCTACCATCTGGCTCAGCTGAAAAACCATCTGCTGACGCAGAAGGATCAGCGCCAGCTGGATGAGTGGGTCGATGCGCTTGAAAGCGCTTTTGAAAAGAACGCCAACAACCCGAAAGTCAAAACCATCGGCAGCAATGTGCCGAAGGGTGAGCGCACCAAAGCCAAAGTCAAAGAGATGCTGGACATGAGCCGGACGCCAAGCTCACTGATCCGCATGCTTGATGGGTATGAAGATGGCGGCGACGCCTGGAAGCTGATCGGCCAGCCACTTCAGGATGCGGCCGCTGAAGAAACGCTGATGCTTGACAAAGCCAACCGCGATCTCGAAGAGATTTTTTCAGCCTACTCGAAAAAAGAGCTGGCCCAGTGGGATGAGTATCTGCCCGGGCAGTACCCTGGCGGTCGCCGGATCACCAAGCAGGGCGTCATCTCGATCTTCCTGAACTGGGGTAATAAACAGAATCGCCAGCGTGTTCTGGATGGCTTCAATGTTACCGAAGCGGAAGTGATGAGCCTGTTTGACAGCCACATCGAACAGAAGGATGTCGACTTCGCTGAAGCGATGTGGGCGTACCTGGACACCTATCGCAAGCCAGCCTTTGACCTGCACCGCGATATGTTTGGCTTTACGCCGGACCAGGTTGAGCCTGAGCCATTCATGACGAAGTACGGCAAAGTAACCGGCGGCTATTTCCCGATTCAATACGATCCCATCGAATCAGTGAAGGCTGAGCAGAATCAGCTGCGCAAGGATTCTGAGGCGGTCGTTCAGTCCCTGGGCGCCCGCCGAAACCTTGGATCAAACAAGCAGCGCATGACCAAAGTGAACCGGGCGATCAAGACGGATGTTACTCAGGTTGTGTTTGGTCATTTAACCGATGTTATCCATTCAACAACCCACGACCGCGCGCTTTACGACGTCGGCCGCATTCTGAGCGATAGCCGGATCAAGGCCGGTATCCAGGATAATTTCGGCGATCACATTTACAAGTCGCTGGTGAATATGGTGCGCGAGATCAAAGAGGGTGCCGACCCGGTGCGCTCAATCATGGACCGCCAGGTTCAGTGGGCGCGGAACAATGCCACCCTGGCTATGCTTGGTTTCTCGATCAGAACCGTGATTCTGCAGCCTTTCGGTATCACAAACAGCCTCGTTCGCGCGCGCCTCAATGGCATGGGTACTCGCCGGCTGTTGACCGGTTACGGTAAATTCTCAATGTCGCCGGTTGAGTACACCGACAAGATCAAAGAAAAATCGAAGTACATGCAGCAGCGTGAAAAAGTCATGAGCGTTGCGATCAACCGGATTACCCAGAAGATCCGACGCCGGGGCGGCTTGACCAAGCTGACCGAGCTGTCCATGGTGCCGATCCAGAAAATGCAGTTCTATACCGTCGATGCTCCGCTTTGGCTGTCGACCTATGACTACCAGATTGAGAAAGGCGTTGCCGAGGATATGGCCATAAACCTGGCCGATCAGGCTGTTCGAGATGCCCAGGGCGGTGGCTCGGTGGTCGATACCGCTGAGTCAATGCGTGGCGGCGCCTGGCAGCGCCTGTTTACCAACTTCCTCACGTACATGATGACTACCAACTCGCTGTACCAGCAAAGCAAAGGCGAGATGAAACTGGGCCGGATCACAGTCGTCGATCACGCAATCAATACCATGGTGGCGCTGTCGTTGCCGGCAATCATGACTGCGCTGCTGGGTGACTTTGTTGCTGGTGACGACGACGAGCAGCCATTATGGGATCGAGCGATCCGTGAGCAGCTGTCATTCCTGTTGTCGATGAACCCGCTGTCAGCCCAGTTCAGCGGCGCCGTGAGTGGCTTCGACTACTCCGGGCCGCAGGGTACAGCCCTGATCAGTAAGGTCGGGCAGATGGTCAAGCAGATGCAGCAGGGCGAGGCGGATAAAACCGCATTGAAATCAGTTATTGAAGTTATTGGTCTAGCCACTGGCCTTCCGTCAACTCAGTTTAATCGCACAGTATTTGGCACCTGGAAGGGTATCGAAGAAGGCGATAGCGCTGGTAAAATAGCAAAACAGGCCATTTTTGGCCCAGAGCGATAGAGGGATTTAATAATGACCATTCCTGCCGGCGAACAGTCATCAGCACGATACTCAACGAGCGGAAGCACTGTCTTCGATTATCCCTTCGTGATCCTGCTGGAAAGCGAACTGCTGGTCACAGTAACCGACGATGATGGCGTTGATTATAATCTGACGCTAAACACTGATTATACGGTCAGTGGCGTCGGAGATCCCGATGGCGGCTCGATTGCCGTCAGCGCCGACCTGACGGATTATCCGTTTATTACGCTGATTGATAACGTTCAGGTCAGCCAGGAAACCCCATTCGGAAACCAGGGTAACTTCTCTGCCAGCTTGCATGAGCGCGCCTTCGATAAACTGACCCGGTTGGTTTCTCGTCTGTACAACCGTTTAAGTGGAAATATCCTGAGTTTCCCCGAGACCGTCACGGACTTTGATACCACTCTGCCGTCCTCGATTTCCGGTCAGTCAAACATAACCATCATGACCAATTCTGGTGGTGATCGTTTTATTCCTGGTCCGACTGCAGATGAAATCTCACAAGCTCAAGCCTACGCCGAGGAAGCGAAAGGCTATCTTGAAGAATTCGGAGGCGTTCAATACGCCGATCTTTTTGAAGACTTCGTGGTATCAGGTCTGCTTCCGGCCACGTCGGTGGACCTGACCAGTAACATCAGCGCCGGTGGCGCTTATGTTTCTGGAGTCCGCGTAACCAAAGCCAGTGTCACTCCTCACACCTACTCAGCAAGCGTTGACACCTATGTTGATTTGGCCAGTGACGGCACGTTCAGCTTTTCCGAGGTTCCGACCGATGACCCTTCACCATCAGTTTCGGCGGGAAATATCCGGCTAGCCAAGGTTGTTGCTGACGCAGATAACATAACCAGTGTTGAGGATTTACGTGCTCTTCTAGGGGTTGTTAAGCCGTCGGTTGGGGTTAGTAGCTCCACCGGCACCCAGACATTGAGTGATGCGCTGGACGAACGGGTTGTGTTGGGTCAGCCTTATTCTAACGAGCCAATCGGAAAGCCTTTTCCTGTATGGGACCATCTAACAGGGGCGGATATACCATCAAACGATGGTGACGCAAAGTTCGTCAAGTTGACCGCCGGGTTAACAGGTGCAGGCCAGTACAACGAAGGCCTTATAGGCAGTGAGTCGGTAAGTGGAAGCTACCCAAACGTTCAAGCCACCGCTGTGATAACGCTACCCGGTAGCACCTTGCAGGGTACTTTGCGCTTAATGAATACCGAGGGCAGAAAACTAGTTGCAGGAGCTACCTCGGGCGTTGTTCGGCAAGATCAATCCCAAGGATGGCAGCTTGGTGCCGAAGAAGACGCGACGGGCGATAGAGACTACTGGGGCGTAATGGGGACCAGGGATTCAAGAGCAAACGGTTCAGCCGATTCCGGGTATGGTTTAGCTCAATTCAGAACAGTCGAGCAGGGCGACACTAAAATGTTAAAAGCCATGGACGACGGGTCAAATGGGGTCCCGCGCCAAGGTTTAGAGAATAACGATAAGGATATATCCGCGACCTATTACGTGAGGATAAAATAATGCCATTTTTTGCGACTTATGGAGTGGTAAGTACTGTTGGTGGCGATGAATTCATTGAGATTACAGAAAGTGAGTATACGTCAGCCATTAGCTCTATGACCGATCCGAATACGCCATTACTCCCGTCAATTTCTGGTGATGAACTTACGCTAGTCGCTCCGTACCTACCTGAGTTCACTCTGGCAATGGAAAGCGCTGTCACGCTTCCCGTTATTAGTGGCGGTGCACGTACGCCAGTGTGTACTGGATTAGCCAGGCATCCGGACGGCGGTTGGCTGGTTGGCGACGATGGCCGCGACAGTGAGTCTGACCCGACGCACGACGCCGGCGTTATTTACTATAATGATTCGTGGGTTGAACAGGCTAGATACACCCTGGCAGATTTAAACATTGGCGGTGACGAGTTCTCAGTTCAGGGTGTCGCGGTAGATAACTCTGCTCGATCAGTGTGGGTTGTGGCTAAAAACACCGCAGGCGCGGGCGATGCCGGGCATATCATTTTTTCAATGTCACTAGACACGGAAATGGTGACAGCATCGTATACTATCGATGGTGAAGCTAACGGTATTGCGGTTTACCCCGACATTGGGCAGTTTATTTTGCTAACTGATCTTGGGAATATATCTCGCTGGAATTTATCTGATGGGTCCCTATTTTATGGGCAGAAGTCCGTAGCGTACTATTCAAACCCCGACCATATTTTTAATCTTGGCGGCGGTAAGTCACTCCTGACTTTTGGTGATAACGGATCAGATGGGGTTGTTGTTCAGATTGACTCTAGCGGCCAGACCCCGATCAGGGAGCGAGAATTTACGCTGACAGGTTCGGATGCGATAGAAGGAGTCGTCTACCACAACGGGAAAATTTATATTTGCAATGACGCGGAATTTCACTCCGGTGACCCGGAGTTAAATCGGGTTTTAGTATATGACGCGAGTTCTCTGTTTTAAGGACACGGATATGCTTGAGAAAATTATCGCTTGGGTAACGATGTTGTGGTCGATGGTTGCGGTGACATTGTGTTCGTTGGTTACAGTTATCAATAAATAAATCGTACTAAAGCTGAGGGTGTAGAGATGCAAATATTTAATGGCCAAACGGAAGATGGGGTTAGCGAGATATTCAGAGTTCAGCGCGCCGATGAACTCGTAAACATCTGGGTCTCTGGCGATCTTGGCGGCGGAACGGTGACGGTTGAGTCTCTTGCGCCGGATGGCACCACTTGGGTTAAGGTCAATGGCAGCGAAATAACTGAGCCATTGATGATAACACTGGAAGCTCCCAGGTTTGATGCTCGCCTGCGCCTGGCAGACTCGACCGATGCCAATATCAATGCGTGGGCTGAGCGTGATGGCATCTATTGGATGAGTCGGTAATTCCATTATGAGTTCAACACCTAAAGCTGTTATCAGACAAAACAGCTCGGCAATAAAGATGCCTGTTCTTAGGCTTGGGCCAAGAATTATTTTATCTGAGCCATTTGATGACGGCGGTGGTCTTGATCTTACTGGCGGCGGAACACCTACTGTCAGCAATGGATCGCTTCAGATAATAATAGGAGTGACTTCTACGGTCCTTACTTTTGGTCCGCTCAGGCTTGTTCCTGGCGCTACCTATACGGTAGAAATTTTTGTGGAATCGAACGCCGGAACAATCACTGCCAGCATAGACAGTCAGACACCAATTTCAGCATCTTCCATGACCGGATTGGTAAGAGGAAAGTTTGTTGCCGCATCGATCATAGGCTCTCTTATTCTGACTGTTGCAGGAACAATTTCGAATATCGTGGAGATAGGCCACGTTCGATGCAAAATCTGAAGACCTACTATGATTAGCCAAACACAAGGACGCAATCTAATGATTCAAAACCTCATCCATGTCGCGCAGCAAGCGGTAGCACCGGCGACGCTTGGCGTATCTTCAGCCACTTGGTTTGCTCATACCGTTGGGTGGCTGAATACGACGTCGGCCGAGTATTTGCCGCTATTCACCGTCATGGGTATCTGTTTCGGCATGCTAGGAACGGCTGCGGTTATCTGGAAGCAGATCATGGATTGGTTCTATCGCAGGGAGCGTAAAAAAGAACATAAGCGGAGACAGGACGATGAATGATTTCTGGAGTCTGGTCGCTATCAGCGCACCGGTAAATGCTGGCTATGCGATTGTTTCATTCATGATGCTGATCGCCGCGCTTCGGTATTTGGATCGAAGCTCAAAGCATAAATTTTCGGAGTGGATGGCTAATGCTGATGATCGCTCGAAAGCTCTGTATTTTGGCCTTCGTATTCTGGCTGGCGCCCTGCTTGTCGGCCTCATCGTTTCCCCGCCAATTTGATCATGTGCTCGCCGTGTACTCGGCGATCTATTTGCCGGAAATCGACTGGCGCCTGTTGAAGGCTCAGTGCTACCAGGAGAGTCTGCTCGATCCGGTTGCGGTCAGCCCGGTCGGTGCCGCCGGACTCTGCCAATTCATGCCAGCGACCTGGCGCGACATGCAGTCTCAGTTGGGTATCCGCACTGGGCCATTCAATCCCGTCTCGAACGTCCGTGCCGCCGCCTACTATATGCGCGGCCTTCGCCGTGGCTGGTCATCGCAACGTCCTGAAGTCGACCGGCACAACCTGGCCCTGGCCAGTTACAATGCTGGCTTTGGTAACATCCTGAAGGCGCAGCGCAAGTGCGATGGCGCCAGGCTTTATCCGGCGATCATTCAGTGCTTGCCGGCGGTCACCGGTCATCACAGCCAGGAAACCATGACTTACGTTGAGCGCATCAGGCGCTGGTACGGGGAGATGCAAAATGCTGAAGAATAAGATTTTTCTGGGCGCTGCCGGCGTGGTGCTGGCCGCTGCCCTTTGGTACGTGGCCGGTCTGCACCGGGAAATCGGATCGCTGGAAGAGGATCTGGCCAGCCTGCAGGACGAGCGCGACCGGCTCAGTCTGCAGCTGATGCAGTGTCGCCAGAACGAAGACACCCTGGAGACCGCTCTGGAGAAGCAGAACGCCCAGATCGACCAGGCGCGGCTTGAGGCTGAGAAGATGGCTGAACGTGCTGAGCAGCGCGCCGGCGACGCTTACCGCCGCTTGCAAGCCTACCTTGCCGCAGATCGAGCGGTGAACGATAACGCGGAGGGCATGAACGAATGGCTCGAATCATTGTTTTGATCGTCGTATTGGTTGGCCTGGCCGGCTGCGCCAGTAAGCCGGTTGAGCCAATTATTCGCACCGAGACGGTGGAAGTTAAGGTGCCTTATCCGGTCAAGCCTGAGCCGCCTGAGTGGCTGGCTGAGCCATATTCGCCGGGCGCACTGCCTAAGTTCATATCGCCCGACGATCCGGCAGCTGCCGTTGCTTTGGATGCCGAATCAGCGGCGCGGCTCCGGGAGATCATGCGGTTTCTCCGTGAGCGTGATATCGCTTGGCGGGACTGGGCTAAATCCGAATAGTGCCAAGTTAAGAGCAATCTCTTTTTGTTCGGCATCTGCTTTATGCCAGAAAGCTGGAGTCAGCAAATAATCCATGGCGCCACATGAGAATCCGGTGTACCGAGCAGAATGCCGTTCAGTGATGTATTCCAGACCAGTTGTAGCGCCTTCAGTTCTTACGATCTCTTCGGCGTGCTTCAGGCCACTCAGCCAAGCACTATATTTTATGATCTCAGCCATCGTCGCGCTCTCCCTGCTGACCTGAGTCGAAATCGCACGAATCACACTGCCAAGACTTGTCTGGATGGATAAAACTGATAGTCCCGCCGCATTCGCATTCGTACTGCTCACGCATGACGTTCTGGTCTTCATCAAACATCGCTATCACCTCTCTTACTTATTGAACCAGACAGCATGGGTCGCCCAGTCTGGTTTTTGAGTTGGCGTAATGCCTCTAAAGACTCTTGCATTAGGGTCCATTTCCGTTTCAGTCGCCCAACATCCGGTCCCGTCGTCTGAAATTATCGCTCCGCAATCGACCCATTCTTCAAACTCTTCTGCCGAAACTTTGCGCCCATATTCAGGAATTGTTTGCATGGTCGCCTCCCTGCTGCTGTTCGTCGGCTCCCAGCTTACGTAATTGCTCAAGAATAGCGCCACGGTAACGGCATGCATCCAGGAGCAATATCTCGTTTGGTGCGTTCCGTATGAGAACGTCGGCGCGTTTCAGTTTCTTGCGCATGTTCTCTATCTGACTTTCACGAATGCTGTCCATACTATTCGCCTCCCTGCTGCTCAAAATAGAAAACCTCTTAAACCCTTTAAAAGCCCCGTTTTCACGCACGACGATTGTCTCGCGCCGAACCGGCTCAATGTGATCGGCATGCCAGCCCTTTTCCGGTAATTCACAACCGCAATAGGCGCAGCGGCCGCCGAACATTTCGCGCAATTCGGCGCGCTGATTTTTAGTCAGTGCCATGATCGCCTCCCTGCTGCTGGGCGGTGAGGCGTTCGATTTCGTCAGCAGCGGCATTGAATAATGCGTGTTCATCACTGCCAGGTGTTTGAAATTCTCGGATTTCTTTAACAAAGCTCTCTATGGTCATGATCATCTCCTGGGCGTCAGGCCTGCTTCTCTGAGTAATTTTCGATACCGGCGGATCTCTTTTTTCAGATCGTCGATGTGAGGGTATTGGTCCCTGAGTTCTGGATGGGGACCGTTCAGCCAGTCGTAATGATCCTGGCCGTATTTCTGCTTGATAAACAGGTTGTAAGCGTCACGGCGCCCGGATGCGTGGCTGTTACAGATATGGCACTGGGCATGGATATTGGTCAGCTCCAGGCGCAGCTCTGGAACGGCGCCGACAGTCCGGTAATGACCGGCATCAAACTTGATCGACTTGTACGGTACGCCGCAGGTGCAGCACGGCGCGCCGACGTCACGAACATTCAAAACCCACTGGCGGACCAGATTCTCCAGCTTCTCAACGTAATGGGAGCGGCCTTTCTCGCCGGCGCTTTTCTCGAACTCACCAGCATCGATGCGCCGATGGAAGTCCTCACGGTCGGCGCGATCCTTTTCCTGCTGGCGCTGCTTCGCTTCATTGGCAAAATCCAGGGCGTGATCCATGGTGCAGAAATTCCCGCCAGGCAGGGTGACCATACTGTCGACCGGGAAATACTTTTTGCACTGCTTGCAGCGTTTCTTCGAGTTGGCCATTAGAAAAAGCTCATCAGCTGGTTGAAGGTATTTTCGTCGGTGGTCTTGAAGATGTGCTTCAGGGCCACGTTGATCAGGGCGCTGTAATATTTCTCGAACTCTTCTTGATCCATCGAGTCGAATGAGATCGATCTGGCCTCGACCCTGGTCTCTCCGTTGATCTTGTAATAGGTGTCGTAATAGCCGGCCAACACAGTCATGTTGTCCCGAAAAACCTGAAATTGCTTCTCTTCATCCTGGATCTCGGAATGCTCAGAAACCCAGTGAGCAAAGCAGAAGCGCAGGAATTTGAACACTTTCTTGTGGAATTCCCAGTTTCTGAACTCCTTGATATCGACAGTGTAGGCCTGGTTATTCTTGAATCGCTTCATACGATCAACGCCATCATCGTCGGCCGGCACAAGAATGCCTGAGTGCATTTTCATAACGTTGATTTTCATGATCACCTCCAAAGTTAAATCAATATATATCCCTATATATACCAAGTCAAACCTTAAAGGCACAAAAAAAGCCCGACAATCGCCGGGCTTTTCTATCATCGATCAGGGTTGATCGTGGTTGATTAGACGCTGGCCAGGTAAGTCTTGACGCCTTCGGCAGCCACCTGTTCATCGATCAGCTCGACGAATTCCTGGGCGATCTTCTCCTGAATGATCTCCAGGCGCACCGGGCGCAGCTTGATCACCGGCTCATCGCTGGCTGTCAGAATTCCGACACGATACTCGAAGTCCTGATCAGAGAAGCCAACAAACGGGACACACTTGAAGATGATGACGGCCGGAATCCGCTCTTGACTGCGGGCTTCGACGCTTTCCATCAAGCTTCCAGACTCGCTCATGTCGCCGACTTCACGCTTGGCTTCGCGCGCGCGAGCAATCGTAATGCGGCGTAACGCATCGGCAGCCTGGGCTGGGGACATGCGGTCACCGTCGGCATCGTAAGCCGTGATGTGATCCGCCCAGTCTTCGATGAAGTCACTGACGTCACGCTGCGACATGCCGTTACGCTCACCGGTTCGGATGTACGCCTGATAAGCGGCCGATTTCTGCAGGTTCAGTGTGAAGCTATGCTCTTTGTGTAGCGGCTCTTCCACTGTGCCGAAATCGATGACTGCTTTAGCAGACAGGCGCAAAGGATCTTCGGCATCCACCATCAGAACGGAATTTTCATTACCGTGATCATTCACATATTCCGCGAAGCTTTGCAGTGATACCGATGTCAGTTGCGCCCGCTGACGCAACGCCAGAGGCATGTAGTTTTCCAGGTTCTTCACGTTCATCGATTCGGGCACTGCGACAAAAGGCTTGTCGGCAGTTGCAGCCTGAACACCGGCCATAACCGCTTCGATGTTGGCGCTTTCCTGGATCTGCTTAATTGCTGTGTTGTCCATAGTCATGTTTAACCTTTGATTTTAAAGTGAATTTAGCGGCTGTTACTGCTGATTGCCGCGAGCCAAGATACCGTCAGTTTCCTGTTCCAGGCTGTACTGGCGGTTATCGTCTTCCTTCGGCTGGTTGAAGCTCAGCTTGCCACCGCGACCGACATGGAACGACGTTGAGGTGGAATCGATTTCCGCCTTGTTGCCGCGCTTGGTCGGTTGCTTGTACTTCAGCGTGTGCTCGATCTCGACCTGCTGGTTTTCGCCCAGCTGGCTGATATCTAACGTAACTGTCACCTGACCTTTTTTCTTGCCGCTGCCGTGATTGATAACACCCATGACAACATGGCTAAGAACGATTTCAAGCTTTTCCTTGAATACGCCTGCATTCATGTGGTCCAGGACATGCTCAATATCAGTCCGGGTGTTCGCTACATCTACTGCCTTGAAGCCTTTAGTTTCATTGCTCATGTGTAGTTCCTCGATCAAGGTTTAATTAGCTCCAGCCAGGTATTGCTCCGCTGGCTGGCCCGGTCGCGGAATAGTCCGCTATACCACCATGGTGCTTGCACTCAGCGCCCGTAGGCGCTACTCGTTCGAGGGTGGCACTATAGAGTATCCTGCCGTTCTTGCGGTCTTAACCGGAGGTGCTGAAGTGGACGTTTCCCGTTAGGCTTAAAATTCAAGCGGTCCAGTATTTTGTCCAGCAAGCTCACACCCATCGTCTTACGCTCATGCGAGAGCCGGTTTTCGTTTTCTTAGAATCTAAACCGATACTAAGTCAGGACACTCTATAGTGCCGCCTCATAGAAGCGGCTGCCCTTTTTCGCTCCGGCGGGCCACCGGTATCGAAGGCTGTTAAAACCTTTACTTGCAGATTACAGCCGCCAGAAACGAGGTGAAGCAATCAAAGCCTCGATCCTGTCAGCCCGCGCCCCACATTACCGTTCGAGACGGATTCCTCTGCCAGGTGTTGAGCGCTACGCGGCCAGGGCTTTCAGACCGCGATTCTTTGGTTGCCTCGAACAGGATACTCAATGGCAACCATAAATCCGTCAGCATCTTTCTTGTACCGACAAAACTTTTGCGACGGCCGTCCTTCATGAGGCAGCTTGGCGCGATTGAAGAACTGACAGGCCAGATCATCCTGGCGACGCTTGTGATTCTTCCGGTCACGCTTCGCCTGGGCGTCGATTTTCAGTTGCTCAACCTGATCAGCTGAGCGCTGAGACTTCTGGGGCGGCAGACGCTTCGCCATGGTCTTCGACGGACCATACGACGGCATCAGGGCCTGGATAATTGAAAGCAAAATGCCGCTCTTCCGGGGATTCAGGAAGTTAAACATGGTGGCTTATCCCTTGCTGTACTGGCTGGCAATGTGGTGAACCAGCTGGCTGAGTTTTTCGGCCACGGTGATCGGGCCGTCGTCTTGCGAGAAGGTGACATGAAAATCTCGCTGGTCGCTAAACACTATCATCAGCTGACCGTTTCCGTTGACATTGGCCGAATACAGCGTTGGTCGATTTTCGGCCTGCGCATCTGGCACCGCGTTCGATACTGCCGCATGCACCGGCATACTTTCTGTCGGATTACTGGGCTGGGCCGGAGTAATCGACTGCTGAGCTACTGGCGCTGCAACCGTGGTCTGAACCGGGGCTGGATCGGCCTGCTTCGCTTCGCTTACCGTTTTTTCAAACTCAGCGATTCGCTTATCCATGACAGCGGTGAACGCTTCCGGTGATTGATCCACCAGGCCGGCCAGCTCTGAAGCATGAACCAATTTTTGGTGGGCTTCAGGCAGATTTTTGTAAGCCATGACGTTCGGTTCAATGGCTTCCGCCTTAGCATGAACCTGGGCCAAGCAGTGAGCTTTGACCGCATCGACCGACTCCTGCATGGAGTCAAGTTTGCTCTTGCCCTTCATTGCTGCCGCAAAATCTGGCTGGGTATCAACGATCTCGCCGAGTAATACCGGCTCCAGGGCTTTATTTAAGCTCAGCACCGCCGCGTTCACTTCTTCCTGAGCAGTGTCCGCGATCTGTTTCTTGCGCTTTTCCTTCTCAGTCTTAACAGCTTTCTCGCTGGCAGACTGCAATTTCTGCAGGATCGAGTCGAATTCAGCCGCCATGTCGGCGAAGGCTGAGAACGACTCAAAGCCGTTGCGAACCTGCTCGACCTTTTCCTTGACGGCTTTCCGAGCCTTAACCACCTTTTTGATCAGCTCGTCTTTTTGACCAAAGTCCAGATCGGTAACCAGCGGCTTATCCATCTCAACCTTAGCCAACTCTCTGGCGATTGGGATGATTTCAGCCAGGTTCGACACCACCATAGCGCCATCGACTTCACAGGTCAGCGCTGGCATATCCGGGGTTTCAACTTCAACCGCTTCAGATTTGGCTTGAATTTCGTGCTCATCCAGATCTTTTTCAAACTGCTTCCAGGCGGCAATCAACTCCTTCTGGCGCTCAGGATCTGACTCATATTCCATGTGGTAGCTGCCATCGGCAGTGCCATCGGAGCAGGTAAACTTCACTTTTTTCAAGCCGCTGACCAGGCACTGATGCTCAAGCTGCCAGTAGTAGTGAGGCTCCAGGACGCAGTTCTGAATATTCTCGATCAGCGTCTTATTGGAGCTTTTGCATTCCCAGCTGAAATCGATCTCCGGGCTATAGCCATCAAGAGACGCCAGTAGCTCAGTCTTGATTCCGCGCACTTTCTTGACACCAACAGCCGGCGGAATATCGATCATCAGTTCCAGCTCAACCAGAACGCGCGCCTTATCTTCATCAGCGTGGCCGCGATCAAAAAGCTTCTGCTTGAAGTTGCTGATCTCTTCCGGCGCTGCGCCTTTTTTCTCATCGAGCAGGCGGGTCCGGCTTTTGTGTTTCGAGACGCCCATCATTGCTGGCGCGTCGCTGGCACAAAAACGCTTCTCGCGCTCGGCCAGCCATTCATCGGTATTCGGTTTAACGTCAAGCAGTTTCATTGGTGTCACCATCAATCGGGGTTGGGTTTTCCAGCTTATTACGCTGGTCTTTGGTTAGGGCGTAACCCTTGTTTTCGGCAAAGGTCTCAATCTGATCGACAGAGATATCGCCGTTCTTGATACCTTCAGCCCAGCCTTCAACTCGTTGGTTGAAGATTTTTTCAGGGAAATCTTTAAGGCCAGATTCACCACTATCTTCGCCACTGCTTTCGACGCCAATAGGGTTGATAGTCTTCATTTCATAAGACTTGCCTTCCATTTCTTCGGCTGTTGCATCCTGACCAATTTCAGGCCATGCGCGACGCAGTGCCTGGGCCTCAGCACACTTAACCAATTGTCCGCGTTTGCGTTTCAACCACATGGTATTTGGCTTCAGGGTATCTCGACCTGCTGTCGCATAATTCTCTTCCCAATATTCAGTGGCCGAGTATGCAACGCGCTGATTTTTAACAAGCTTATAGACAGTAAAGGTGCAAAACTCAGGCACTGTTATTGATACGCCATCTAAATTGAGCGTAATGTCGTTACCAAATATAGGGGCATCAGCACCTGCATAATCGCCAGATCGATCTGCCTGGATTCGATACATTCCAATCCCTGGCATAACCACATCACGCATGCCTTTTTCGCCGGTTTGTTTGTCGGTCACAAACATCGGCACCAGATGGACTGGCTTCATCAGAATGTCCATTTTACGGGCAGCGCAATAGTCCCAGGCCATAATGATTGAATCATCTTTGGCGCCAGGGAAAATTGAGGCTTTAAGAGCATTCCAGATAGCTTGATCAATACCTCGATCAGCCAGTACAGGGTTATTTTGCGCCCATTGTACGACAGCAGAGGCAGTGTTATTCTCAGAACTCATCTTGAACTCCTTCATCGGGGTTATTTACCCGGCCAAGCGCCGGGTTTTTTTCGCTTCGGTGAATGAAGATAAATACCGCCAACTACCTTGTCAAACCTTTTTTCCTTTACAACGATAAAATCTTGCTATAGCTTTCACTGCGTCTAAGGCAGGAGAAAACTAATGGCAGAAAAAGAGTTGTACACGACAGCAGAGGCTGCTGAGTATCTGGGGTTCAGCCCGGTAACGCTGAAAACCGCCAGATCAACCGGGCAGCTGTCTGGTCTCAAAGCACCGAAGTTCCGCCGGATCGGCAAGAAGTCAGTTCGCTATCACATCGATAGCCTGCGCGCCTGGGTTGCCGAGAGTAATGACCTGGATGTTTCATCCGATGCTGATCTAAAGACCAGCAAAGCTGACCCTGAAGCGGCGCCGGTTGCCGACACTCAGGTTGGGGAGCCGCCCGACGTATGGCTTGATGACGAATACGACGACTAAGGTCAGTCATGCACTCTTATAATCACAACATAAAAACCTTTAATAACGCGACCAGGCATTTAACACGTGTTGAACGTTCGTTGTACAGAGACTTAATAGAGCTGTACTACGACACCGAACAGCCGTTGGATGCTGTTGAAATAGAGCGACTTCAGCGTCGCGTCATGGCCATAACTCAGGAAGAAAAGGACGCTCTGGACTATGTTCTATCCGAGTTTTTCGTAAAAACAGGCAGTGTTTATACCCATGATTATTGCGATGAGCAGATCGATAAGTATCGGGAGGTGAACACCGCAAAAGCCAGAGCTGGTAAGGCTTCCGCTGAAGCCAGGAAGAAAAAAGCAGAGGAAAGGAGACTCAAAAGGAAGGAAGAGAGTGAACAGAATTCAACACATGATGAACATGCGTTGAGCAGTCGTACACAACCAAGAACCAAGAACCATAAACCACTAACCAATAACCAAGATAAAGAACAGGGCGCGACTGAAGTCACGCCGACGAATGCGAAGAAACCGAGGGCGAAGTTTGTTAAGCCCAGCATCACGGAAGTATTCGAGTATTTTGTCGAAAGGACTGAGGACGTTCAGCGATCCAAGGTCGAGGCCCAGAAGTTTGTTGATTACTTCGATTCCAATGGCTGGAAAGTCGGCGGCAAGACGAAGATGGTCGATTGGAAAGCGGCGGTTAGAAACTGGATTACCCGGAGTGCCGAGAGGTTTGGTAAACCGCCAGATCCTGATAGCCCTGGCGCTAAGCGCCAAGCAGTGCGCGAAAGCATCAGAAATATCAAAGACACCGATTGGTGATAAAAACAGGAGTTCGAGATGGAAAAGCTACTCAAACAAGACTTACATGCTGTACTGACGCGGACGCCGAAAGACATCCGCGAGCTGATTAAAAACCATGAGCTGTTCCTGGCCGGCGGATTTATCCGTGAGGTTGTGGCCGGCGAAGATCCACGCGATATCGACCTGTTTGGTCCGAGCAAAGATCGCTTGAAGCTGGCGGCGACCGAAATATGGCACAGCCGCAACAAGGCTGCCAGGATTCTTGAAACTGACAACGCGATCACGCACGTTGACCCGCCCAGAACGACAGTCCAATTCATTACGCGCTGGCTGTACGACGATCCGTTATTGGTCATTCAGTCCCTGGATTTCACGGTCTGCCAGGCTGCTGTGTTTTGGGATCCTGAGCTTAAGCAATGGGATTCCCTCATCGATGACCGATTCTATCCTGATCTTGCCTCCCGCCGGCTTACTTACACTATGCCGCAACGCAACGAAGACGCCGGTGGCTCGATGCTTCGCGTCAGAAAATTCCTCCATCGCGGCTATCACATTGGTGCCGATGATCTGGCCTTGGTGCTGGCGCGCATCACCAGTCGCATAGATTTTGAACGAATCAACAACGGCGATGAGCATGGTCAGGGCCGGATTATTCGCTCACTGCTGCGAGAAGTTGATCCGCTGCATATCGTCGACGGGTGCGAGCCTATCGACATTGAGCACGAAGATCCGCTGAGCGATAACGGAGACTGACATGGACAGCATAACGAGCAGCCCACTCTGCTGGCCCCAGGGCTGGAAGAGAACGAAAGTCCGCCGCCGCAGCAGCTTCGGCCGTAACGGCCAGAACGTCACGCTGGGCCGTGCAACTCGCGCTGTACTGGAACAGCTTCGCATGATGGGTATTCCGAACTGGAGCGTGATCATCAGCAGTGATCTGAAGCTGCGCCAGGATGGTTTGCCGTACAGCAACCAGAAGGCACCGGAAGATCAGGGTATCGCGGTCTGGTGGAAGGATGGTGATGAGCAGCGCGTGATCGCACTGGATAAGTACACCCGCATCGAAGATAACCTTCACGCCATCGGCAAAACCCTCGAAGCCATGCGCGGCATCGAGCGCTGGGGCGGTGGTGAGATCCTGAACCGGACGTTTACCGGGTTCACGGCACTGCCCGGACCTTCCGAGGGAAGTTGGCGCTCGGTATTGGGTTACAGTGGTGATGATCCCAATGAAGCGCGCAGCCGGTATCTGTCAAGACGGAAGCAGGCGCATCCTGATTACGGCGGCACCGAGGAAGAATTTAATGCTGTATTGGTCGCTTGGGAGGAAGCGCAGCGCGAGCTGGGGAGGGCGTCATGATCAATCAGACCGAAATCATGCTGAACATGCTCCAGCGGGTTTATGCAAACCGAGAGCCAGATCAGCAGATCGGCGGCACCCCGGGTGATCCGTATATGCGCCGGTGGTACATCCTGAGGGACAATGAAACCCAGGCAGGTCATGTCTATCTCCATCACATCCTGCACAGTGATGACGACCGCGCGCTGCACGATCATCCCTGGGAGTCCTGCAGCATCATCTTGCGCGGCAGTATTCGTGAGATTTTGCCTGACGGTAGTCGGGTGTTGCATGCCGGTGACATCGTTTACCGGGATGCCCAGTCAGCGCATCGCCTGGAATTGATCAATGGCCAGCCAGCCTGGACGTTATTCATGACTGGATCCTGGGAGCGGTCCTGGGGATTCCATTGCCCTGAAGGCTGGAAGCCGTGGCGCTTGTTTGAAGCGGCCGGTGGATGTGGTGAGCGCGATGATTAAGCTGCCACTGAAGATCGTCCCTGAATCTGGCTGGATAAACCCGAATTATCTTCGCAAAAGGCACTGGTCGAGTTGTTTGCCGTTTGTCCTTAACCGGCGCGGAGTGTTGATTCATCGACCAATGATGGTGGGGATCCTGTACAGTCAAGGGCGCGCACACATGGCGGTCGATTACTATTGCGGCGGTCGCGCCAATGGCCGTGATATCTTCGAGTTCCTGGCTGAGCCGCCGGAAGGCTTTATAGTCTGCGCCCGGTGCGAAGAGATGGCGGTAGCCGCTGGCATGCCGCCGTCCGATGAAATCGTTGGCCACCACGTTCACAAGGGCGGGGTGAAGGCAAAACAAACGTGCTGCCAAAAAGCAGTTGACAAACCACTACACTGCTGAACTAAATTGTTCGGCATTCTAAAAACGAGAACGGAGATCGAGATGAAAATTTCAAACCTGATTATCACACTGCTGATTTTTGCAGTTGCATCAACCGTCCAAGCTGGCGCGCATTCGAAGTCGATTACTGTGAGTGATCTGTCCGAGCTGTGCGCTCAGCGAGATGGCTTCGATCTGGATGAGTGCGATTACTTCATTCTAGGCGCAATCCAGTCAGCTCATTTCCTGCTCGAAGAGCACGGCCCTTACAATTGCATGACCGGCGGCAGCGCTGGTCAGTGGAATTTCATTGCTCGGCGTATTCGTCAGCAGATTACCTTTGAGCTTTCCCTTAACCGCTTTGGCAGCGGAGTTATTGGCGGCGATCTGGATGCGGTTCTTTCTGGTGCTGGTGTCGGCGATGGCCAGGATATTTTGGAGAATACAAAGCCGGGTAATATTGTCGGTTGGGGCTTAAATCCTCAGCCTAATGATGATCCGGCTATGTTCTGGGTAACTGGTGAATACTTTCGAAGCTGCGTGTTAAGCGGGGCGTGAAGATGCAGAACACGATAACAGTCATCGAAACTCATATCGACGATCAAAGGGATCGCGCTCAGAAATTGTCGTATTCGCCTGCGCAGCGGAGATCCTTTTCTCATGCGGCGCATATCCTTGAGTCGGTACTGAAGACGGCTAAGGCCGATCAGGAAAAGCTGTCTCGGAATCGCACAGCGACCGATATGGATAAAGTCGACTACCTGGAGCTGAAGAAACAATTTCGTGAAGTGGTCCAGACCATGGCGATATTGTCTGTCTATGCCGGAGAATACGCTTTGATCATGGATGACGAAGAGTACGCTGGCATGAAGTGTTACGAATCAGATGCCGTCCAGGAAACGATCAACAAGGCTATCGAGTTGGGTGAACGCCATGGCAGTCAGTAAAAAATCAGCCGCGATCCACCGGGCATCGGTTTATAACGACCCAGATCGGCCGGAAGAGAAAGAACGCGGCCAGTATCAAGCGAACGCTGAGCTGACTCGGCGCCGGTATCGGCACGACGAGATCCTGGATATGCGGCGCATCGAGCGTGAGCAAAACCTGGAGGATCTGTAATGGTTTCTGGCGCCCTTGTTATTCTGTCCTTTATTTTCGTCATCCGTGACGGCTGGTTTTTCAAACTGGCCGCACTCACTTCCGCGTTCATCGCCGGCGTTTTATCCCTTCCCTGTAGCTGCTAATACATAGCCCGGTTCGTCCGGGCTTTTACATTTCGATACAAAAATACCTTGCTATTCGCACATGAACGTATATATTGCGCATATCGATCGCAATAAATAACGCCGCGCAGCGGCATAACTGAGGACTGAGACGATGACAGAACCAGTACCGGACAAGAAATGCCGTGAATATCACGCAATGAGATATAAAATCATTTACGCGGATCCACCATGGTCTTATCAAGACAAGGCCATGCAGCGTGGAGGGGCGGAGCGCCACTACAGAACAGTCGATCATAAAATTCTGGGCGATCTTGACATTGGCGCTATTACGGACGATGACGCCATTCTATTTATGTGGGCGACGTTTCCTAAGATAGGGGAAGCCCTAGAGCTAATAAGAGATTGGGGTTTTGAATACAAAACCAACGCTTTTACCTGGGTCAAACGCAATCGGAAAAGCCCAACTTGGTTTTGGGGGATGGGCCGTTGGACGCGCGCCAACGCGGAAGTGTGTCTATTGGCAACAAAAGGAAAACCGAAGCGGGTTAGCGCCGCGGTCCACAGCATAGTTGACGAGCCGGTATCTAGGCACAGCGAAAAGCCAAGAGTAGTAAAAGAAAGGATAATCCAATTGGTCGGCGACTTGCCCCGGCTTGAAATGTTTTGCAGGGGCGCATCTGATGGGTGGGACGTTTACGGTAATGAGGCCGAAGATTCGGTGTCCATCCCATGCCGACCTAAATGCCGCCAGTGACTGGGAGACTGACGCCATTGCAGGCGCTCTGTATCGGGGCGCCGACAATGCCGCCAAACAACAATAGGAGTTCAAGATGACACTACAAGAGGCAAGATGGGCAGCATGCCACCCCTGGTTTGTTGAGTCCTGCCAGATCGACAATGGTGGCTTTAACGTCACCGTTCGACAGACCGTGGTGAGCCGCGATCTGACCATACACATTGATTACCCGACGTTCAGCGATATCGAAGCGCTGCGCGCCTGGGCTGGGTATGATCCCGAGTGGTGCTGATTATGATTGAGATCAACGAGAAGCCAGTAACCGACTGGACCCCTGGCATGGTTCGGCTCGCCATGGCTATTAGAGATGCCCATGAAGCATCTCAGAAAATTCCGGTAACGACCGCAACCGAAATAGCTGCAGCAGAAAGGGCTGCGATGATGAGTGCCTTTCGCCTCATTGTTGGTACTAAGGCTGGATCTGGAACTATTGAGCGCTTGCTGGCGCGTCTAATTAGTATTGGAGAGAAGG